TGATGATAGCGGATGCCTACGATAATAGAGAGGATTATGTAAAGAAATTACCAACAGCTTCGGAGTATTTACTTGATCAATATCGCGTACAAATATTATAATGAGATATAATAAAAAAGAAGAGATAGGTAAATTACGGGAAAGAATCATAGTACAAAGTGTTACTAGGGCTGCCAGTACTACTGGTTTTGGCGTTGAATCATGGACTAATTTTGTAGAAGTTTGGGCAGTGGTTGATTACAAAGGAATAAACAAAGAAGAAGTTGAGGGTGGCAAAATAACAGCCTTATCTCAAATAAGAGTTACCTGCAGAAATAGAACTGACATAAACGAGCAACAAAGAATAATTTGGATGAACAAATATTACCAAATCGAAAATATACAGATAAGTGCTGATAATATGTATTTGCATTTATTTTGTTCATTTGCTCAAAATTACGCGTAATGTCAATATCAAGAAGTAAATTAAATAGGCTTAGGGCGCTTGAAAATGAGACCCAAAAGAAAACAACTAAAGGAGGTAAACTATTTAAGATGTACAACTTTGCTAAGTCTGTTACTGAACTTGATGACATGATAAACAAGGTTACAAAAGAAAAGCGAAAAGAAATATCTGACGCAGCCGCACCAATCGCTTTAAAGGTTTATAAATCTTTTGTTCCACGTTCCAATAAACCTCACAAGTTTTATTCGCGTGGAATGGATAGAGGTAGCGGACCTAAATACCACATTGAACCAGGCAACCTTAGACGTTCTATTCAGAATATTTCAGATAGAAAGTCTTGGAGGTCTTTGTTGACTTCTGTAGGCCCTTTATACAAAGATGCTGGTATAGATGTTAAATTAAGCAGCGAAGATAAAACAGACGGCTTTTATGCTCACATGGTATTCGGTAGTACAAAAGCATGGATAAGCAAAGTAAGAAACAAGGCTGAAAAAGGAAGTAAAAACGCGGTGATTAATAAAATGTCGTCAATGGCATTAAAATATATGAAGGAGTTTCCACGTCAATTTTGGGAGTTATGATAGGAAAAGTAATATACGGGAGATTATCTACTGATACGGCTGTGACTAATATTTGCGGCTTATCTATTTATCCAGACATTGCACCTCAAAATGTGCAATATCCTTTTATTGTATATACGATAACAAATAGTACTCCTGTCGATTATAAAGACGGACAAAGTAATTTAGAAGAAATTAATTTACAAGTTGATATATACACTAATAATTACGATACTACGCAGACGCTTGCAAATAATGTGCGTAATAGATTAGATAGGTTTGTGGGCACGGTAAATGGAGTATCGGTACAAACTATCAATTATGTTAGCAGTGATTCTCAGGTTTATAACGCTGACTTAAATGTTTATTGGATGTCAGTTGATTTCATGGCAAAAATGAAAAGATAATATGAAACTAAGACTTTTAAAAGAATGGAATGGAAAACAACCGGGTAACACTGGCGTATTTCTTTCGGAATATGGGGAACAAATGATTAAGGATGGTTTTGCGGAACTACTTGACGAAGATTTTGTAGTGGAAGATATGCCAAAAAAAGAAGAGGTAAAACAAGAGCCTGTTTACATTCCTATTCCTGTTCCTGCGGAATATTTCCAAAACGAAGAAGAAGAAAATATTACTAAACCAAAAAAATAAATAAAAATGGCAACTACTGGCATAATTAATGGTACGTTGATGCGACTATACAAAGATAGTACTGCTATCGGTTACGCAACATCTTGCCAAATGAACATTTCATCTGCTATGCGTGAAATTCTTACAAAGGATTCTGCGGCAGGTGGATGGAGGGAAGTAAAGAAAGGACAACTTTCTGGAACACTATCTACGGAGGCGTTATATGCTGGCCCGGGAGATGCTTCAACAAACTATTTGTTTGACGACCTGTTTACCGACCTTGTAGCAGGTACCGCATTGACCATTAAGTTTACAACCGACGTTGTGGGTGATAATGTTTACACAATGAGTGCCATTTGTACATCATTAGACCTTAATGCTGGTGTGGAAGAAAATGTAAGTTATTCAGCTTCATTTGAAGTTACAGGCGCAATCGTGAAAACTACTAAAGCATAATTTAAAAATTACCTAAAATGAAAACAATAAAAATAGCTAATGCGGACATTCCAATTAAATTTGGTATGTTCGTTTTAGGTACATTTTTAAGGGAAAGGAAGCTTAAATTAAGTGACCTTTCCCTCCTTGGCGAAGATCTTCTTTTGGCTCTTGAACTTGCCTTTGCAGGCGTTCAACAAGGGTATAAAGCTAAAGGCGAAAAATGTCCTTACGATTTACAATCTTTTTGTGATTTGGTTGATACTGATATGGGTGGCATAGCTCGTATCATGGAAATGATTTCAAATGAGATTTCACCACCAGAAGATGATATCCAAAAAAACGTAGTGGCGAAGGCGGAGAACTCACCCTTGAATACATCGAACGCTTTTGTTTCGGAGTTTTAAGATTCCCTCCTTCGCAATACAATGATATGAGTTTTAAAGAGGTTGTTATGGCTATGCAAGGTTATAACAATCACTTTGAACAACAGGAGCAAACAGAATGGGAACGAATAAGATGGCAAACAACACTTTTACTAAATGTCCATACGGCAAAAGGAAAGAGTTTAAAGCCAAAAGATTTAATTGAATTTCCATGGGAGAATCCTACTAAAAAAGAAACTAAAAGAAGTTTGACAAATACTGACAAAACAATATTTGACAAATGGGATAAAGAAGCATAATGGCAATAGGTAAACTACTTTTAAAGCTGGGGATTGATACCACTAATCTTGACAAAGAGTTAGGTAAGGTAGAAAAATCTATGACAAGATTTGGACAAAATATGTCTAATCTTGGTTCAACTTTAACCCAGTCATTAACACTACCTATTATTGGTGTCGGTGCGGCTGCATTAAAATCTTTTGCGGATATGGAAAAACTGCAAAATGGTTTAATTGCCATTATGGGAAGTAGTGAAGGGGCAGCTATTGAATTAGAAAAACTACGAAAGGTTGCTGAAAATCCTGGTCTTGCTTTACCCGAGGTTGTTAAGGCTTCAGCTTCTTTACAATCTGTAGGTATGAGTGCCGACGCTGCAAGGGAAACTATAACACAATTTGGTAATGCTGTAGCAAGGGCAGGAGGTGGAGCAGAACAGTTTAGCGGTGTTACATTAGCTTTAAGCCAAATAAGCGCAGTTGGTAAAGTTACGCAAGAAGATCTTAATCAGATTAAAGAAAGGCTGCCAGAGTTTGCTCGTGTAATGAAAGAGGAATTTGGCACTGTTACAGCCGAAGGCATTAGAGCCATTGGCGTAAATAGTGAAGAGTTTATTACGCGTTCGGTATCGGCTTTAAGCAAATTAGAAAGAGCCAACGGAGGTTTAGGTAATGCTTTTGATAATCTAAAAGATAACGTTACAAATAGTCTTGCAGAACTTGGAAAAGCAATAAATAATAGTTTGAATTTAGAGGCAGTATTTACGGCTTTATCTGAAAAGATAAACTACTTAGTAGAGGGTTTTAAAGGTCTTAATCCTGCCACTCAGGAATTTATTGTTAAAACTGCTTTAATTGTAGCGGCTATTGGGCCCGCAATATTTATAGTGGGTAAATTAATCACTACTTTCGGAGCGCTTGCAGGAACTATACGATTAATAAGAACTACAATTTTATTAATGAGTAGTGCAATATCTACGGCTTTTGCTTCTATTCTTGCTAATCCTGTTATACTTGCAGTTGTGGCTGCCATTGCTGCCGTTGGCGCGATTGCTTTATACGTTTATGATAACTGGAAAGCGTTTAGCGATAATTTTAAAAATATTTGGATAAATATTAAGAACTCCGTAATGCAAGGAGTTACTTTTATTGTCGGTAAATTAGATACACTTCAAAAGTTTTTAGGTCTTCAATTATTTGATTTGTCTGGTATGACAAAGTATCAAGAAGAACAAAGAGTAGTTGCAGCGGAATTTAAAAGCATCGGTGAAACAGTTGATAGCCTTAAAGGTAAATTAAAAAGTTTATTTGTAGCTACTCCAAAAACAGGAGGTAAAACAGGTGGTATTGTTACCGAGGATATAATAGAGCCAACAACCACAACGACGGGAGGTGGAGGTGGCGGTGTAGTTACACAACCTAAAAATGAAACATTATCACCTACAAATTTACTTCCAACAATAGGTAAATTACCTGAACAATTAAGAAGTGTTACTGCTGAAACACAAAGAGCAAAAGAGGAGACAGATGCTTTTGCAATGGCTCAAAATGCAGCCGCTAAAGCGGTTCAATACACCGATGAAAAAATTGCTGGATTAATAAAAATGAATAAAGAGTTAAGCGAAGGTTTAACTAATTTAGTTAATGGAGTATTAACAGACGTTGCGACTGGTTTTGGCGAACAACTTGGTAATGCTTTTTCAGGTGCTAAATTTCAAGTAAAGGCGTTATTAATACCATTAGCGGATGCGATTATTCAGTTTGGTAAAATGGCTATTCAGGCAGGTATAACCGCTCTTGCAATAAAAAAGGCTCTTACCTTAGCGCAGGCCCCTCTTGCTATTGCGGCTGGTATTGCTTTAGTTGCTATTGGTACTGCTATTAAAAATGGTATTGCTGCTCCAAAATTAGCGGAAGGTGGTTTGGCATACGGCCCAACTATGGCAATGGTTGGAGATAACAAATCCGCGCGAGTTGACCCGGAAGTAATTGCACCTTTATCAAAGTTAAAAAGCATGATGGGTGATATGGGAATAGGTGGTAGCTTAGAAACAAGAATTAGCGGAAATGATTTGATTATTTTATTAAATCGTTCACAAAAGACTTTAAATAGAGTTCAATAATGGCTGTAAGGTATCAAACGACGGTATATAATGAAAAGGGTAGAAAAATTACTATATCAATAAAAGATACAGTTTTTTCAGGCTCCGTTGGCACTTTTGATACAATTAATGTTCAACTTCAATATGATAGCGAAACAAGTCAGGGAATGGAGCGTTTTGCTCCAATAATTGGATCTCGTTTAAGATTAAATTTAATTATAAATACAGAGCAATTACAAACACTACTTAATGACATAGGTTTTGCGGTTGAGGGTAGATTCAGTATGGAGCTTACAAGTTATGAGGATGATAACACAACTGTATTATTTAAATGGTATGGTTATATAGTTACCGATTTAGTGGAATTTGAAGACGTTACAACTGATATAGGATTTATTGCACAGATAGAAGCCGTTGACGGATTAGCTTATTTAAAAACAATTCTTTATAAAAGTGAGGTTGGTCCTTATTTAGGTCAAGATACAGTCGTTCAACACATTTGTAATTGTCTTAATCAACTTGATTTTGTCCAGGAAAACTTAGTGGCTAATAATTTACCTATACTTCATACCGTTTTTAATTGGCATGAAAATAGTATTAATTATTCGGCTGATAATGACTTTGCATTACGTACAGTTATAAATCATAGGGCTTTTTATCATAGAGATACAAAAAATAATTATACCTATCAAAGTTGCTATGATGTTTTAAAAAAGATATGCCAGACTTTTGGCGCAAGATTATTATTTAGTGGTAATCAATATTGGTTTATTCAAGTCAATGAATACCTTAATCCTAGTAATCATAGGTATTTTAAATATAATGGTTTTGGTATTCAAAGTTCTGGAACTTTTAATTTAGATTTTAGAATTTTAAATCTTCAAACTGATTTGGAAAATAGTCAGTTGATGCGTTTAAGTGGCGGAAGGTGGTCATATTATCCTCCTTTAAAAAATGTAGTTATACGTTATAATTATTTTGGTAAACAAAATTTACTTGCAGGAAAAGAATATAGCTACGCAACTAACGCCACGCCTGAACAAGTTATCACACCTACATTAGATAGCACAAATGTAGAAGCAAGGTTAAGCTATACAGGTATATTAAACTTTTATGCAAGTGCGTTAACGCCTGCTAATTTTGAACCTTATCAATTTGTATTTGCTATAAAATTAGCTTCAATTGTAAATTCTTTTCCATTACAAGGATTTGCTTCAGCTAATTGGACATTAGGTAGCGGATGGCTAATTGATAATGCAATACTAGAAGGAACTTTAGTTGCAACGGAAGCATATTATACTTCTTTTAGTGTTACAGCAAATAGAAAATATTATGTAAATATTAAAGTTAAACTAGAAAACACAGGTGAATTAAGATTGCGTTTAGGTGGAGTAACAAAAACAATAACCGAAACGGGCGATTATGAATATATTATTGAATCAACAAACACAGATACATTAAAATTAGATTCAATTTCTACGCCAAAATTTACGGGTAAAAT